CGAAACAGAAGCAACTGCTGATACCAAATCAGAAACCTTTAAGTTCTGACCACTTGTAACTATAACTTGTGCTTGAGTCTGTGCTTGTTGAGTTGTGACATTAGGAACTGTTGCAATAACCGCATTGGCAATTTCTTGTGTAGAAGCTAATCTGTCTCCAGTAACTTGCACATTAGCTAAGTTAGAACTAACAGTAGGTGCAACTGCTGAAACCAAAGCATTGACTACTGGTTGGACAGCATTTGAGTTTGAACTGGTGATAATCTGTTCAGCAACAGTATTTGTGCTGCTTGGAGAAACAGCAGCTACAGCACTAACTAAGTCACTGGTTTTTAAGTTTTGACCACTTGTAATTAAAACTTGGGCTTGAGCTTGGGCTTGTGGAATAGTCGTATTTGGGACTGTTGCAAGAATTGCATTTGTAATCTCTTTCGCAGAAGCTGGTCTGTCTGCTGTAACTTGCACATTTGCTAAGTTAGCTGGTGTGGTTACATTGGAAGCAAGTTGACTAGCAACTAAGTTTAATGTCGCTTGATCCACCATTTGAGGTTGAGTAGCACCAGTAACATTCACAGTTTGTGTTGCAGGTGTAGTTGCTACAGAAGGTGTAGTTGTTGGTGCAACCAAACCACCTAATAAGCCACCCGTACTAACCGAAGGAATATTAGCCGCACCAGTAACATTTACAGCACCTGGTGTTGGTAAAGTAGATGCCGCAGTGCCTGTTAAAGAAGTTATTGCTCTGTCAATAATTGCTTCGTTATAACCACCTGCACTCAAAGTATCAGCAATTTGAGTAGTTGATAAACCTTGGCTTGCTAACTGTTTAGCATCTTGAATAGCAAACTGACGTTCTGTAATGCCAACATCAGCAGTAGAACCTGTAGCAAGATAGTTATCCAATGCAGATGCGCCATAAGAAGCAGCGCCACCAAGCAAAGCACCTTTAAGAATATCTTTCCCTGTACCACCTGCTATTGCAGTTGTACCGCCACCAATAGTAGCACCTGTAAGACCCGCCAACGTAGAGCCAGTAGTTCCTGTTAAGCCTCCGAGAAGACCTGTAAGACCAGGCAAACCAACAGTAGATGCCGCCAATCCAATCACAGGAGCAGCAGCCGCCAACAAGCCTTTACTACCACCACCCGCAAAAGTGCCTGAGTTAATTACTTCACCAGTTTTTGAATTTACTGTCTCCCAATTAGCCGTATTGTTTGGGTCTACTCTTGTTTCGTAAACAGATTGAGGAACACCTGCAATCTTTGCTTCAATGTCATCGCCTTCAATCACAGTACCACGGGCAGTAGGAATAGCCCTTACTAATGATTTAGCAACTTCAGGAATAGCCGCAGCCTGAGTAATAACAGCAGGAGTTGTAGCTACAGTGTTTGTTTGATAGGCTTGCGTAATTGCTTGAGGACTACTAGACGGGACTTCATTCTTAAACTGCGATAAAGCATCAATAACAGATTGGTTATAAACCGCTGTACCTTCAGCGTTGGTATGCAAAGCGTCTACCAACAATGCTTTGTTTTGAAGAATCTCACCTTGAGTACCAACTAGAGCAACATTAGAGTTAGCCTTGGCTACATCTGTATAAATCTTGTCAACTTCAGGATTAAAGTTGTTAGTAATTACATCTTCAACAGACTTGGCATAAGGTGAGCCAGTAAGAACAACATTGACACCTTGCTCACCAAGAGTCTTAACGATCTGGTTTAAGTTATCCTTAACAACTGCTTTATCTACACCTGTAATGAAGTCAACACCACCTGCTTGCAAGTAAACAGTAGCGTTAGGATCAAACTGACCACCACCCGCTAAAAATGTATTTAGTTGGTTTAAAGTATCAGTAGTAGTAGAACCAGCAACAGAGTAATTAGCCGTTTGCTGACCAGTAGCTTCAGTCAGTTGATTCTGCAATGCAGTGTTAGAACTGTTCCAACTAGCACCCGCTAAGATGTTGCCACTTAGCAAGCCACCAGAAGCACCACCAGTTGCGTTGGCTACGTCTTCACCAGAAATGCCGTACTGACGCATAGCCGCTTGAGTAGTAGCAGCATCTGGGCTTGCGGCAAGAAAATCACGAATGGTTGCGTACAGGTCTTCCGCAGAACCACCTGTGTTCATTCGATAACGCATTGCATCAGATATAGCCATGATTTTTCCTTATTTATCTTATGGTGACTCAGGCCAAACAATAGCCCAAGAAAAACCAGATTGAGTTTTTACATCATGCAAGGCTTGAAGATAGGTAGCCAATACTGCATTATTTGTCATTACAAACTTTCAAGTTCAGTTTGCAAATCAGAAATTTGTGTGGCTAATAAATCTTTTCTTGCTTGCAATGCAGCAGCTTTGTTTGCATCAATCTGAGCAATCTTCTCTGCCGACATAGCGACAACTGCTTTAGATGAAACAACTACCTTACGATTTGAGTCAATAGTTAAAGTTTCAGTGCCATATTCTTCATACTCACCAAGAGATGCAGATTGGTTTTCTTCTGGATACCAAGCGCAATCTTGAACTTCTAAGGCAGGGTCTGTCCATGAAAGGTCTTGTAAAGAAGAAAGTTCAAGACCTACTAAAAATGTAGGTAGTGCTTCTCTTGATGCTGTGTTATTTTGAATTTTTATCATGTGAATTCCTTATGCGTACCACTCAATGACGACACCACCAACACCACCTGTTCCACCAAAACCGTCAATGTCACCGCCTGCGCCTCCACCCATTTCGCCTCCATTACCAGCGGAAGTGCTTGACGAAGGAGTTGACCCGAATATTCCAGCAACGCCTCCATCACCACCATTATAAATATTAGCCCATGCACCTGCCGCACCGCTACCGCCACCGCCACCGCCTCTGTTTGAATTATTTGTGCCACCGCCGCCACCACCGCCCACCATTCCGTTGTTGGCTGTGGATTGTCCTGCGCTACCTCTTGAGGAGGTATCGGCTGCCCCTGCCCCACCGTCACCAGCAGGGCCAGCTGCGCCGCCTCCACCTTTATAAGTTGCGCCAGCACCTCCAGTAGTATTTACAGTGCCACCAGAGCCTGTGCCTCCAACACCAGTATTGCCATTGCCACCAGTTGCACTTAGTGAGTAAGACCCCCATGTTGCCGTGGAAGTTCCACCAGCACCAGCGGTTGTACCGTTTCCAGCAGTACCTCCTGCTCCAACTGTATATTTAACAGCTTGCGCAGAAACAAATGTAGAAGTTGTAGCGCAGCCACCGCCTCCACCTGAGGTGGGACTACCGCCACCGCCACCACCGACAACAGTGACACGCATATAGAGTGCACCTGTAGGAACAGACGCAGTGCCACTTCCTGCGGTGACGATGCGTTGTAAAGAAACAAATCTAGGTGGAAGTGCTGCTTTACGAGGCAAACCGCCAAGCCCATTCCCTGCAACGGGAGAATTCTGCATTCCGTATGGATAAGGCATTGTTCAATCCTCTAATTAGAAGTCTGTAAATTCAGCTTTGAAAACAACACCACTAGCAAGAGCAACTTGATTTCCAACATAGAGTTGTTCGCCAGCGGCCAAGCGCAAAGGAGCAGTCTCTGTGTATGTTGAGAAAGAAGTTGAAGTAATACCCGCTGTAGTTGCAAGAGTCTGAGCTGCCATAGTTACTGAATCAATCAATCTTTTGGTTGTTCCTGAGTCAGAACTTGTAAACAGAACCAAACTAGATGCTGTATTTGTAGCCCTAGGAATTGCTGATATACGAGTAACAATCGCACCATCAGAACCAGCAGTTAGAAGAACTACAGTGTTGGTTGGTGTATCACCCGTAATTGTTCCGCAAGCCGCAGTAGTAACGGCTGTTGAAATCTTAGGTGTTTGTGCAAATGGGGCTGTGAATGTTTTTGCCATGATAATTTCCTTTTAAAAGCAAAGAGCAGTTGCTTGCACTTGAGCAAGAGATGTGTTGTTAGAGAAAGGGTTAGCAGATACTGTTGTCCATGTAGGAGCAAAACCTGACCCTGCGGAGGTTAATACTTGTCCTGAAGTACCAGTAGCACCAGATAATTGCAATCCAGTGGTTATATTTGGCGTAGTCAATACTGGAGCAGTAAGAGTCTTGTTTGTTAGGGTTTCTGTGCCTGTATATGTGACAATACTTGCCGCAGCCAAAGTGGTTTGACCTGTGCCACCATTAGCAATAGGCAAAGTGCCTGTCACACCAGTAGATAAAGGCAAACCAGTAGCATTGGTAAGAGTAGCACTTGCTGGTGTTCCCAATACGGGAGCAACAAGAGTTAATGCTGTTCCATTAGATGTAGCACCAGTAATACCTGCGAATACACCCGCATTGTTGTATTGAACTTCAGTAGTAGAACCGCCTGGTGAACCACCACCGCCAGAAGCAGCAATAGTTTGATTAGGCCATGTACCAGTAACAGTTACGTTTGTTCCTGCAACAATACTAGGTGTTGCTGTACCCGTTCCACCATTGGCGACAGGAAGTTGTCCCGTTACACCTGTAGATAAAGGAAGACCTGTTGCATTGGTTAATGTTGCACTTGTTGGCGTACCTAATATAGGAGTTACCAAAGTAGGTGAAGTAGCAAATACATTTGCACCGCTACCAGTTTCATCTGTCAAAGCAGAGGCCAAATCTGAGGAACTAAATGAGCCAAGAGAAGTTGCATTACCAACAGAAGTGACTGCACCTGTTAGGTTGGCATTTGTAGTGACGTTACCCGCTGTCAAACCTGAAGCAGTACCAGTAATATTAGTTCCTACTAATGCGCTAGGAGTACCTAAGTTAGGAGTTACCAATGTTGGCGAGTTTGACAACACTACATTGGTTGTTCCTGTGCTTGTTGTAACGCCAGTACCGCCATTGGCAACAGGCAAAGTCCCTGTGATGTCCGCAGTAGATAGACTTACTGCATCCCATGTTGCATTAGTACCATCAGTCTGAAGATACTTGTTTGCATTGCTTGTTTGGCTAGGCAAGAGGTTATTTAAAGCCGCAGTAGCCGTAGAAGCACCTGTACCGCCGTCAGCAATCGCTAGATCGGTAATACCAGTAATAGTTCCACCAGTAATTGCGGCAGAAGCATTGTCTGTCTTAGTCGCAACAGCAGTAGCAATATTATTGTATTCAGTGTCAATCTCAGTGCCTTTAACAATCTTTAAAGGATTGCCAGGCGACAAGTTGTCTTTAGTCGCAAAGTTAGTGGTCTTAGTGTAATTACTCATGGTTTACCTCT